TTTGGTGGTTGGAGCAGTGAAGGGGAACCAATCCCCGTCATGGCGAATTCGCCATATATTCCAATTGCGGCAACGTCCGATGATCAGGCAGAAGATACCCTATGGGGTTGCTTTGTATCAATTGCAGCGGAATCGCCGAACCTAAATCACCTTAGAGTTAGAGATAGACTAGTAACAAATCCAATTAATTATGGCGAGGCTAAGATCGTTACGTCGTCATCGGCCAGAAATGACGGCGGAAAACCTACTGCTACAGGTCTAGATGAAGCACACTTAATGCATGGCCGGGAATTACTAGACCTAGGCAAGACAATGGAACGAAATCTAGCTAAGCGTAATATTGGTGATCCACAAATGTTCATAGCTACCACCATGTTTATGGTAGGTCAGGGTAGCTACGCCGAGCATCTGTGGGATAGAGCGGATAAAGATAATACCATCTTGTATGACCATCGTCAGGCCAGTGATCATTGGAATACAGATGACGACTCCGAGCTAATGGCAGCGCTGAAGGAATCGGCCGGGGACGCCATAGCTTGGTTAAACGTAAGACAAATGATGTCCAGTTACCGTGCGGACCCCAATGAAGGGGAACGGTATTGGCTTAATAGATATGGCGGCGGCGGAAATGCGAAACTGGTTAATATCCAATCTCTCAGAGCTTGTCCAAGAGCAGAACCATTGGCGCCTTTTGATATTGTCACTGTTGGCGTGGACGGTTCTATGTATAACGATAATAGCGGTATTGTCGTATGCAGGCTTAGTGATTTAAGTCTGCATTATATGTGGCATTACTCCCCCGACGGTACGGAGGGAGACGCCATGGCAATGGCTTTGGAAATGGATACCAAAATTAAGGATCTTATGGATAATCTAGTGGTTACTAGATTGTATGCAGATCCTCCTTATATCACTGAATACATTTCCGCATGGTCGAACAGAGCTACACAATCCAAACAAAGAGGCATGAAACCTCAGATTGTGCAGTGGTGGACCAACCGTGATAATCAAATGGCTAATGCTACTAGAGAATTTGTCACGGTAGTCAATCAGGAAAAGCAACCCCACGACCATTCAGAAATGCTCATGGAACATATAGCCAATGCTTATAAGAAAGAAGTCCGATCCTCTATAGAAGTGGATGGACAGCTTATGCCTGGATATGTTCCACGTAAGAATAATCCAAAGTCTCCAAAGAAAATTGATCTAGCTGTATGTGCAATTTTGGCTAGACAGGCTGCTATAGACTCACTCGCTGCCGGCGAGGATAAGAAGGTTCGTAAACCTGCTAGCGGAATGGTGAGTTTCTAAATGCCACTGCCTATGGATAGTCAGGATTGGATCAAGGTTCTCTCCGCTAAGCTCCAGGATCAAGCTAAGCGAGTCACTAACTATGAAATTTATTATGAAGGTAAACAAACTGCTAATTTGACTCTAATGTCTACAGTCCGTTATCAGGAATTCTTTTACAATATGTTTAAGAGTGTTTCCGATAATTGGATGCCTATTGTCGTGGATGCTGTGGACGAACGACTGCTCGTCCAGGGATTCCGCATGTCGAAAGACACTAGAGGCGATAATGAAGCTTGGAAATTCTGGCAGTACAATAATTTTGATATTCACTCTAAAGCGTTGTTTACTAGTATTCTTAGCTGCGGTATTGCCTATGTTATGGTTTGGCATTCCGGTGATTCTGATTATCCTGTTTTGCTTACTCCTGAACATGCCGGCGAGGTTTATGTCGCTGTTGATTATCAGACAGGAATGCGGATAGCAGCCATTAAGAAATGGCGGGATGAGTGGACAGGAGCGGAAAGAGTTAACCTCTATTTCCCTGACCATATCGAAAAGTGGATTAGCCCTAAAGGTCAGAATGAATACACTCCTCTAGAGGGAGAATTCTGGATCAATAACCCTCTAGGGAAGGTCCCTATTGTTCCCTTTAGGAATAGAATTAATCTTAAGCGTGATTCTTGGTGCTCTGAAATTCACGATGTAATGAGCACTCAGGATCAAATCAATAAGCTTGTCATGGACTTGCTTATTAGTTCTGAGTTTGGAGCATTTAGACAACGCTGGGCCACCGGCCTAGACGTTCCTATTGATGCTGACACGGGAAAGCCTGTAGAAATCTTTAAGGCTGCTATGGATCGTCTATGGGCTACGGGGGACCCTGGTGTTACATTTGGCGAATTCTCTGCTACTGACCTCGGGAATTTCGTTCGGGCTATCGAGAATCGCATTCAGAGCTTGGCTAGTAGGTCTAGGACTCCTGCTCATTATCTGTTGGGCCAGTCTGGAACTTTTCCTTCTGGTGAAACGCTCAAAGCAACGGAGACAGGACTCATTGCGAAAGTCAAGAGGCATCAACTAGAATATGATGATCCTCTAGAAGAAGTTATCCGTTTGGGTTTTGGTGTAATGCAGGATGCTAAGGCCAAGATCCGAGATTCTGAAGTCATTTGGGGTGATCCTGAATCTAGAACAGAATCAGAGCATATTGACGCTACGGTAAAGAAGCTAGCTCTGAATATCCCACTAGAGCAATTGTGGTTGGATGCTGGATATACGGTTACGCAAATCCAGCGTTTTTGGCAGATGATGGCGGACGAACAGAAAATGCGGGCTCAGCTCGGGCTGACGGCCCCGCAGGCCAACCAGGGGGAGGCCAACAACGTCGGATCGGCCAACGGACCCGCTGAGCTTCCGCCTGCCGGCCGTTCAGACTCGGCCCCTGCCACTGGCGCTCCTGCCTGACGGCGGGCCTTAGACGGCCGTAGGGCGGCTGGAATTTCGTACTAACCTGCTCTAGACTCCAGAAAAGGACAGAAACTGCAATGGCCGAAAATGGTAACACAGAAGTTGAGAATAATAACTCTGGTGAAACTGAATCAGTAAAAACTGAATCACAAGAGTTAGAGTGGAAGCCTCCTGCTAGTCAGCAGCAGCTAGACCGAATTATTCGGGATAGATTGAACCGTGAACGTGAAAAGTATGCTGACTATGCAGAGGCTAAAAAGAAGGCAGAAGAATTCGATAAGCTACAGGAAGCTTCTAGAACCGATCTAGAGAAGGCACAAGCCAGAGCACAGGAACTAGAAGAAAAAGCAACCAAGGCAGAACAAAAAGCTATGCAAATGGCTATTCGTTCTGCTGTAATCAATGAAGCTAGTAAGCAGAAGGCTCTTAGTCCCGAAGCTGTATACAAACTCATTGATTCAAATACTTTGACTGTGGAAGATGACGGCACAGTTAAAGGTGTAAGTGAAGCGGTTACAGCACTGCTGGAAGAAAATACGTTTCTAGTCGGAAACGGTTTTACTGGAAATCCTGACGGTGGGCAAAGAGGATCTGGGCAGCTAGTCCATAAGCGCTCAGATATTGCTAATCCAGAGTATTTCCAGGAGCATAGGGCAGATATTCTCGCTGCTCAGGCCGAACCAGGCCGACCACGAATTTCTAACGACTAGAAAGTTTTTATCTTATGGCTAATGTTACCGTCACTTCTGCTGCTAATTTTATTCCCGAGATTTGGGCCAATATGGCTTTGGAGGCTCTGCGTAATCGCATTGTCCTTGCCAATCTCGTGACTAAGGATAGTCAGCTTGCACAGTTTACGCAGGGCGATATTCTGCATATTCCTGTGCCTGGTACGTTTGTGGCAAACAATAAGGTTGCCAATACCAACGTTACGCTCCAGGTCCCCACCGATAGCGCAATTGACGTTACGCTGAATAAGCACAAGGAAGTTTCCTTCCTGGTGGAAGATCCTGTCCGAGCGCAGGCTAATCAAGATGTGATGGGGCGTTACGTTCGTAACGCAATCATTCCTCTCGCCGAAGCTATTGAAGCGGATTTGTTTGCTCTTTATGCTGGACTTAGCCAGAGTGTTGGTACTTCTGGCACGGATCTTACCCCTGCCACTTTCCGTGCTGCGCTTCTGAAGTTCTATACTGCTAATGTCGATATTAGTCAGCTTTACGCCATTGTGTCTGGTAAGGACTCTATGGCGCTTCTGGCTGATGCGAACCTTGCACAGTATTT